AGCGAGTTTAGGTACTGCCCGCATTGGACAGTATACCCCGGTGCTTTCGCAACCGCGCACGCCCTCTGGATGATTTGCATCGCCGTGAGCATTACTTGGCCGCAGCCTCCGTCTCAGCGAGCTCGGAAGCCAGAAGAGCCATCCGGTCGTCGTAACTGCGAATAGTCACGCTCAGATTGTGGCGAGATTGTGCTTCTGCGGTCGATAGGGTCTTACCAGCAAACCGCTTTTCAGCTTCGGCTAGATCGTCCACAACAGCATCGCGCTTAAAGCCAGTTTCGGCAATCTGCGCCTTAATCTGCGGGATTTTAGCCTTAGCCTGCTGACGCGCAATGACAGCGGCCAGCTTGTCCATCTCGACGCTCATATCCTCTGCGGACGCGCCGAGAGGGAAATTCCCGTTAATCTGGAACATAGTTTCCGACCCGAACTGAGCCGATAGCTGGTAAGCGTAACCAACTTTACGTTCTTCACTCATGGTATACCTTTCTTAGACTACGGCAGCGTACTTCTTGCGGCCATTCATCGCGTTGATGTCCTGACCATTAATCTCGGCATCGTGCATCCACGTGCGGTGGACTTGATCCTTGATAACAGCCAACTGCGCTTGGTTGAACTTATAAGTCCCGCCATGCATGTAGGTAACGCCGTCAATCACAATACGGTCATGCGGGCCCGGAGCCAACGTAATTGTGTAGGTCTCCAGCTCCTCGCCGGGGCCAGCGTGCTGTTCGGTCAAGAGCTGGCGCTTAATACGCAGCTTCTCGGCGTCCTTGAACCGCTTCGCTACCTCTTCCTTGTATTCCTGGTCAACCTCTTCTTTAGCCTCAAGCGCAAGCTTTTCTTGCTCCTCGGCAGAAAGAATTTGCGGCTTAGACGGTCTAGCCATTCGTTACTCCTATGAGTGAGTGTACGGCCCACTAGCGATTGCTTTGGCCGAGATCAGAATAGGCCATCCGGTGGCGCTGTCAACAGCGACGTAATCGCCGGGACGGACTTGGAGCACGCCACGGTTAGGAATGTACAGTAAGTTCTGCTGAGAGAACGAGCCAGGGATAATGGGGCTCGTGTTCCCCAAATCGTTCTTAATGAGCGCTTGAAACGCGGCGATGTCGGCTTCTGCCATGTCACCACTGGCAACCATAGAGGAAAGCGACGTAGTAGCGTTGGTGCCGAGGGTCAGCAATGCCATAATAATCTCCGTAGGTTAGGGAGCTAGGTTTCCCCGGCCCCTCTATTGAGCAAAGACGCGTCTACCGCCCACCGTAAACCATATGCTGTTTACAGGCAATAATTATTTAACACAGGCACCGGGGCGTGCCTCCGTGGAAAGTTTACACGCAGCCATCATCTACCTACAAAAAGAAAGGGCCCCGTGAGGGGCCCTAACTCATTGATTTTCTTCACGTTAACCGAAGGTCGGACTGTAGGCGGAAGTGCTTTCGATCCGCATGAAAAAATTTTGATTAAGCAAAATAGTGCCGTAGAATACCTTCCAACCGCACACGCGGAGCTGGTTCAGCGGGTCAGACTTATCCGCCGTTTTCAGGTAGCTGAACTTAGCGTCGTCCAACTTGACCTGACCGTAGGCGTTCTTGCCGATGATGAAGGTCGGGTAGACCGTCACACCAGTCGCAGGAGCCGCCGGAGGCGTACGAGCCGTACCTACAGCCGTCAAGATGACCGTCGCACCGCCAGTGAGCTGAACAGCTTGACCAGCCAGAGGGCCAGTCGTTGGGCCAGAGGCCGTAGCCGCCAGATTGGTCGGGGAGGTCGTCGTGCCGATGTAGATATTGTAGACGTAGCCAGCCACGCTCGGCAAGGTCACCGAAATCGAGCCGTTTGGACCCGTCACCGCCAAACCACCCGAGACTTGATGGATACGCTGCTCGTAGCCGTTCTGGGCGATGGAACCAGTCACCTGAATGTAGTAGGTGTTGGTCGCCAGCGAACCAGCAGTGCCAGGAGTGCCCGTAACCAGAGCCACGCCGGTAAACGACGGGACCATATTGGAACGAGTGAAGCGGAGCGAACCCCACTGACCGAGCTCGTTGTTGTAGAGCTTGTCAATGTCGCTGTAGCTCCAGGCGGTCACAACCGTCGGGTTCGTACGCATATCCTGCTCGACGAGCGGGTGCATAATGCCGACATAGTGGCCAGTCTTACCTGCGCTATTTGGCTTACCAGCCGTGACCTTGGCATCTTCTTCCATCTGCCCGTTGAACTGCGGGGCACCGATGGTAAACAACGCGCCGGTTGCACGGTTGATTTCGGTCGGGTTCAAGACGTCACCAGCGACCAGCGAAGCGCGAGCGCCACGGCTGTTCACGTAGTTAATCTGAGTACCGGCCATCAGGTTGTTGAAGGTATTGCGTTCCATCGTTTCGCTCATCTGCATCGCAATGAGCTGGATGGCGGTCTGGAACAGCGGGTGCTTAATGGTCATGTCGGCAACGTCGGTCACCGTCACGGTGTCGCCCCACTGCTGGGCCGTCGCGGATACCTGGGCAACCGTCATGCTTTGGCCTACAGGCGGCACACCCTCCGAAAGCGGAGCAAACGGCAGGTTAATGCGGTCGTAGCGGCTCGCCGTGTAGGTCGTGCCACGGTTCTTCGGCAGGGTGAGAGCATCACCGAACTGATAAGCAACCAACTGGCGCTGGACCAGCGGAAGCGTTTTGTCCTGGATGTAGTTCTCGATATCAGAACTAAACGAGGACGCGCTGTTAATCGTGGGCATTTATCTTCCTCCAAAAATGCCAGAGAAAGACCTCTGGCCGTTAGATTAACACATTCTCCAGTCGTTGCTCGACTGTCTTGCCGCCTCGTGCTCCACCAGATACGTCGCCTTTGGCGCTTACTGGCTTGCCCTGCGCGGAAGTCATTCTGCCGGAAGCTCTTTCCTTAGAACCACCCGACTTAGCCCGCTGCTCAAGGAGCGCATCGCCTAGGAAATACTTGAGAATATCGCCCCGGCTCGCGTTGGCCCCTTGGCCTCTTAATTCCGTAAGCTTTGCCTCCACCTTATCGGCGTATTTGGCAAAAAGCTTGTCGTTGAGTGCGCGGGCTTGGAAAGCTGCTCTGTCCTGACCGTCATGCAGTTGGAATTGCAACTGAGCGATCTGGGATTGGAGAGCTTCCGCCTGCTTGTTAGCCAGATAGGCCACCCGATCATTGGGGTCCATCTCTGCCAATCGGCGCTGCTCATCATCTTGTGTCTGCCGAGAGGCTGTATCACGTTGGGCCTTGAGCACTTCCTCTAGCTGCTGTTGGAGCTGCGCTGCTTTGGCATCCGCCCTGGCGCGCTCTGCTGCTAAGTTAGCGATCCGGTCCGCAGCGCGACTACGAGGCTTAACTTCCTCGACAATCTGCTCTTCTTCGGCTTCACCTTCGTCCTCTGCTAGGACGGTTTCTTCCTCCTGTTCCTCGGTATCGAGGACTGCTTCATCCTTGGGGGCGGGAGCAACTTTTTCGTCGAGCTCGTTACCCGTCAGGATATCTTCATCACCAGCCATGTCGTATTCCTTTCAATGAGCTTACGGCCATTAGTCGAGCGTTCCTTACGGGAACGACGCGAAGTAGTTAATTTAGACCATAACAATCACAAAAACGCAAATATTTTATTGCGGCATCCTACCAGGGTCTTGCATCTGGTCTTGGTTAATCATTCCGGGCGGTCCTTGAGCGGGTCTACCTTGCGCTGGCTGCGCTCCGGGACGGGGGCCACCTTGCTGCGGAGGGCCTGCCATTTGCTGCTGTTGCGCGGCCTGCTTCATTTTGACCTGCTTAATGTGCTCAAGGATGTGGCCACGGATTAACTGCTCTTGCCCGTCCATCGGAAGTATCTGCTGGTGCGCCTGAATATGCGCCGTATCGTCATCCTGCATATGCGTCTGAACCGGGAAGCCGTTAATGAGCAGGCCATTCTCCTGTTCTGGGTCGATCATCTGCTGGTGGCGCTTATCCACAATGATTTTAGGGCCAAGACGCGCGCCGTAGACCACAGAAGCGGCAAATTCGACGAGCGGAGCGAGGTTAAGCTGAATGCCATCCATCATCTGCGGCGGAATTTCTTTCAGCACGTTGGTAAAGGCAATCATCTGCTGAACCTGCTGCGCCGAGCGGGTGCCTTCGCTGCCATACCAGTTAAATTCATAGCGCGCGCCAACCTGGATGGGCTGAACTTCCTGCATAACCGCCTGAATACCCATCTGGCCAAACATTTTCACCAGCACGGGCTCTTCACGGTACTGGTAGTCGAGCTCGTAGAACCACCGGAGCAAATCATTCAACACGCCATTCTCGATGATAGTCACCACGTCGGCAGTGCTGAGCATAGCAACTTGCTGTTCCTGGGCTACCTGGGCCTGCGTCGGCTTCTTACTGGCGTTGCCGTTGGGGATCATGGCTGGATTAGTGCCCAGCGTGGTCATCATCTGGTCTTTTATGGCCGCTACGAAGCTCAGCGCGTCTTTCCACAACTGCGGCATGGTGACAAACTGCGTCGATTGCGGGTTTACCTCCCACACAGCGGCCATCGACATAATCATCGAGCCAACGCGAGGGTTTTTCTCTGGGTCAGTCATGACGATGGGCAGCAGACTGTACTGCGCGCTATCCAAGGCCATATTAACCATGTCGTTGACGGCGTATTGCATCTTCTCAATGCCGTTGGCCACCCGGCTTTTACCGAAGAACGACCCCGGAACCTTAACCGCAGGGACCGACAGTACAGGCACCCGGTCACACCAGTACGGCAGGCGGCGGCAGGTCATAATCAAGTCAGGGCCGCCAAACACAGTGACCATGCGGCGACGCTCGCCTTTAACCTTCATCGTGTGGAAAACAGTCCACATCATGCCAATTTTACCGCCCTTGCCGTCAGTTTTGACCCCAGCAGCGTTCATGCTCTGCTTGGCGGTGTCCTGTTGCTGGCCATCGCGGGTGTTTCCCGTGAAACTGAGAAGCAGCTTCTCGCCATCCTCTTTGTTGTAATCTTTGCTGGCAATCTTCTTCTCGATGGCGTCTTTCGACATCCGCGTAACAACAGCCACAACCTCAGCGTCGTCAATGCGGTCCACGTTTGCAGGCACCACGGCCAAATCACGGGCGTCAATCACCGTAACCTGCGGGTAAAAGTCCTTAATTGTCTCGGCTTCGACGTCATTAATCTGGTCATCCTCGGCACCGGGGACGTCAACACCGTCCATCTGCATCTTGCTGCGCTGCACGCGCTTGACCACATGGCGCTCGTCGGTGAACGGCTCAATAAACACGGAATACTGGCCTGTGACGTCACCAGCGCGCACCAAAGCAGGCACAATCAAGTCGCGCAGCTTGGCCTTCTTGACATAGTTCTCCAACAGGGAAATGAGCTCGTAGGGCACGTCGCCGTCTGTGCTCACGATGTCCGCGCAGCGCTGGTCTGGTGGGAAGAGCTGGTTCACGAAGCGGGTGACGCGCGCCTCAATCAAATCATGGGCAACAGGAACATAGACCTGCGACGTGCCGTTGTAGCTCTGCTGGTCATTAAACTCGCAGTTATAGACGTCCCAGCATCGCTGGATGGTATCGCTCTGGTCGCTCTTGTCATCGAAGGCACCGGACACGACGCCATAGAGCTCGGTAAGCTTCTTGCGAATGTCTTTGTCCGTGGAATAGTCTACGTCCCGGCTATCAGCGCCGAGGTTGTCTTGCTCTTTTTCCGCCATGGCAGCCCTCATTGAGGGAGCGTAGTAAGATACCGACGCCCATCTTGGGTCGTAGCATAGCGTTTCTGGTAGTGATTGTCACTATCGTCCTCAATGCGCTTGAACACCATGACGAACGCCTCGAGCGCCTCGATCAGAACTTTATACTGGTTGTCCTCAATCTCCTCGGACAGTGTGACACCACGGGTCAGCATCCGACAGTACCCAGAGGCCATGCCGTTCACAAGCCACCGGCAGTGCTCGTCAATTTGTAGCGCTGGCTCGCCGCGCACCTGTTTCTGTAGCCATGGCGCCAGGGAACCGGAGGACTTGAGCGCGTTAGCGCCTTTAAGTATAGTTACCCCGCAGTTGCGCGCCGCCACTGGCATCCCGCTGTTACTGTAGCGGTCGAACTGCTCCTCGGGGGCCATAACCTTTATGTCGTTGCCATAGACCGACGCTTCTTGGAGGATTGTCTGGAGCTGTTCTTGCGGCGGGCCGTACTGCACCCAATCTTTATGGATACGCAGGGTATTGTCCTTAAACTGTAAGAGCACACCCGTTGTCATCGACGGCCTTGAGGAGACCAGCAGATAGAACGGCGTCCTTGGTATAGTGTCGAAATTAGACCTAATGTGCTTGCCGTTAAAGTCCTCATAGACCGGCTTGCCGGGCCGCATCTTAAGCGCGTAGGCCAGAGCATTCACCACGTCTATTCTCCCCGTCGGGAAGGCCAGCAGCTCGGTAATGAGGTCATTACACACAGGCGATAGGGTCACGTCGCCGGCCATAAAGAACGGCCTCAGCCCGGTTATGAACCCAAGCTTGTCCCTCGGCGCTTTCTGTTTCACGATGGGCAGCAGGGTGCTGCGCTTAACCATCTCAGTCCTGAGCGGCTGCATGAGGAACTCCTCGAGCCCGTCTGTCTCCACCCCGATGGCCGCAGGCTCGTAGCGCTCGTCGAGCTTGAAGATGTTATTAATAATTTCATCCGGCTGGTGGAAGCCGCCGTAAGCCTCGATGACGTGCATCTTGTGCCCTGTCCATGTCCAGGCAGCGTAGCCGGTTCTTGCGCTCTTGGCGTTCGTCGTCCGCGCCGGATCAACCATGATGGTCACAGGCGACCACAGGCGCGGCGCGGCCTCTATGCGTATCATGGACTGCTGGAAGGGCTTATTGTCGCTGTCCTCCGACTGGCACATGTACTCCTGCATGAACGCCGTTCCGTTGCCTTCGGCTATATACGCCTGCTTGATGTCGTTAATGACGTTGAGCGGGAACCTATCGGGCCATGTAGGGGTATCAGCACCAGTATCAGGGTCAATATACATGATGGGAAATCGCTTACTCTCCCACCCAGGATTGTTCATATGCGTTTCCATGAGGGCTTTAGGGTGCAGCGGGGTTCCGAGCATTCGTACGCGGCGACAAGAAATGTCCAACGCCGGTAAGAGAACCTTGTAGAGCCACGTGTTCGTCTTGGCCCTAGCTTCTTCCGTAGCCACGCCTTCATCATCTTCAAAATCATCAATCACCGCCAAGTCAGGTCGTGCTTCATTATGCTTGAACCCACGCAGGGACTGCCGCGCACCGACAGCCTGTATCTTACAGCCATTGGTCAGGACAATCTCATCCTGCGACCATGTAGGACCAACTTGGTCCCCAAAGACACTGGTAATAGCGTCGTTGTTCTCCAGCTCGTGTTTCACAGATTGTAGGCGCTGCACGGCACTAGTCCACGTATTACCGATAATGAGGATATATCTGGCTTCTCGGTACAGCGCGGTCATCACAACGTATTCTTCCACCAGCGTCGATTTAGCAGCGCCACGGAAGGCTTGCAGGGCTATGAGAGAGGACGTGGAGTAGAAGAGGTTCAGCAGCTCTTTATGGAACGGTGGGTCTGCATTCTTATGGCGATGGGCAAAGAAGTGACGATGCGCCATGGGGCGGTTTGAAAGCAGCGAGCGAATAATAAAGGCTTTCTGCTCGTCAGGCGTCAGCACGGGGGTTGGGGCGATCTCAGTCGTTGCTGTACTCATAGACGCCTTTAATAGTCCGGTTTAGGAACTGCGTCGGCGAAGGGGCATGGGCAAAGCCTTCCGCTACATCCACCGGCACGTTGTAGTAAGTATACATCTTACCAGACTTAAAGTGCACGTAAAGTTCTAGAGAGGCTGGGTTGTACTTAATGGCAGCGATATTGCCGCTGTCCATATCCACCCAATCGGTCGGTATCATGGCTTGGGCTGTGGGTGCTGCACGGGAGGAAAGGGAAGCTCGAGCTGCTTCGGCTCTTTAGGCTCCGGCGTGCGGATAGAGGTTGTGGTGTTGATGACGCGTTGCATGGTGCTCCTGAGAGAAAAAGAGGGGAGGGGGATCAGCCCTCCCCGAGGCGCGGCTACAAAGGAGAGACTGAGTATAGGCACGGGTGAGAGAAGGAAGCAAGAGGTATGAGGGGATGCGACACGGAGAAAGGAAAAGGTAGGAAGGGAAGAAGCGGAAATTGGCGAAGGGTTTTTGGGAAATGGTGGCGGAATGATTTTGTGCTTAGCAATTTCCAGAAAAATAATTTTTCGGCCTCCCGTTTCCTGAGTTCCGTGAAACACTTGCGACTAATTCTCATTCTCATTGTTTCACGCGACTAATAATCATTCGCATTAATATTAATTAATCTTAACAAAATATTATAATGCCCCAGGCGCGGCGTGTTTCAAAATCGACAAATTGCTAAAAACGATAATTTCTAAAATCGACAAATTGCCAAAATCGACACGGCAGGGCGGCGGCGTGAAACGCGCAATAAAATTACGCGTGAAACAATCGCTTTTAAATGGTTAAGAATTGGTTAAGATTTTCTGTAAGTATTTGAAAACGCAGACTTTTTTCGTGTAAGTCTGTCATGAAGGATCGACGATCGCACGCCACGCGAGCCAACCTTACCACAAGAAAGCTATATAAATCAATGGAGTGGCGTGTGAAACGCTGTTCAAGCACTTTTAAAAATATATATACAAAACTATTTTAAGAAAGGGGACTAAATTAGTCCCATATCGCCCTACCGGCAGCGCCAGCGCGCCGAAAAACTCTTCATATTGTTTTGTGACAGACATTGGAAAGGTATGTTCGGTACCGCCTTTTTCTCGTGCCGCATCAACCACTTACAGCCCAAAAGCAATAATATTTCGTTTTGTTTCACGGTTTTTTCCCTTACGCATCAATAACTTACAAAGTGTTTCACGGTCATTTTTTACTGTTTCACGGCCTATTCCGCGCACCTCGAAAATGTTTCACGGCCACCAGTGCCGCTTCCCGCCGCTCTTTTATCGTTTTTTGCACACCTCCGGCCTATCTTCCCGCC